AGAATGTTCTCTGTAGGCAACACGACACGAAATGCCACAGGTCGCCCCTAACTTACCCAGCTTCTAACGCTTCAAGACGGGCAGTAAGCTCTTGGATCGCTTTGATAAGAACAGGAACAAACTCTCCATAGTTCAACCCTTCCGTGCCATCAACAATGGGATCGCCCGTCAGAGGATCAACGGTTTGCTTATGCCACATCCCCACGTTTTGCGGACGGCCATGAGCATCCAACGCTGTCCGAACGTTCTGCGCCGACAACCACTCATGCTGCTCGTAAACCCCATCTGAATCGTCAGTCCAAACACCAGAGAAAGGGTTCAAATCGTTGATGAAATCAAGACCAAGCGCATCATCCAACATGGTCTTCCTGCGTTCATCAGACGTTTGGATAGTGCCGTTATCAGCCCAAACTTGCAGCCACTGCTGACCGCTCGCACCAAGCTCCTCAGTGCCATCCGTGTAAGGCACAACAGCAGTCGTCGTAACCTTCATACCGCCGAGGCCGTTGTTGACAGTTATGGCAACTACGCCGCCAGCAGGTTGCCATACCCCACTGTCAGTATCAGTCCCGAAATAAAATGATGGGCTGAGGGCACTTCCCGTAGCAGCTTTATACCTTGTCGTTTCAAGAACATTTGACGACGCATTGTAAGACAACCCAGTGTCGTACTTGACCTGCTGCGTACCACCAGCAGAGTTCAACAACGCTGGATAAGCAGTCGAGTCCGAAGTCGAACCAGTAGAAACGTTCGTAGCATTCGTAGCGTTCGTAGCGTTCGAAACCGTACCAATAGTTGTCGAAATAGAAGCATTCGCCGAACCATCAATCGACGTAGACCCAGTCACGTCACCCGTCAACGACAACGTCCTCGCAGTCGTCCACCGATCCGCAGTCTCAACACCACCAGTCACGCTCGTAGCAGTCGCAGCATTACCCGTAATGTCGCCATTCAACGTCGCCGTCGAAATATCCAAAATCGTTGCACCCAACGAATCCAGAATGTCGCCCGACAACCGGGCATTCACCGCAGTCACATCACCAGACAACGTAACACTCGCCATCGAAGGCGAATCAGTCCACGCCGAAGTAGAACCCGACGCACACGCCAACACCTGATTCGCAGAAGGCGTCGAAGACCCAACACCAACCTTCGTCTCAATCTGCTGAACAGCGTCACCAAGATTCTGATGCAACCCGGCATGAGTCGGATGACCCGAAGTCGAATCATCCAATGCAGTAACGGCTTCAGGCTCAGTGCCGCCACCAACGTCCGTAGTCGCATCCAAACTTCCAGGGTAATTAGTAGCCACAACTCACCTCACGGGGTCAAATCAAGAGTAAAGATTCCTGACGCATTGAACGAAATTTGAAAGTCACCTGAACTCGAAGACTGGTCCGAACCAAAATCGATATAGCAAATCAACGGATCAGAAGCCAACGAATCGTCATAGATCACCGCTGCCCGAGCCGTGATCGTAGAACTTGTCCACGTAACATCAGCAGCATCAAACGTGATAACACCAGCCGCCTGCGTCAACGTCACCGACGTAAGCGACTCGCCACCAGCGGTATACCCAGTGCCAGAAACCTCGTTGGTCACATCCGCCTTAAAATCGTGTGCGCCAAAGTCAGGCGTGTACGCCGACGTAACAAGCATGATCTTAAAACGGTCAGCCGTCGTGTCATCAAGATCCAAAGCAAGATCGTTCTTCAGTGCGTTTAGAAACGTCACTCCATACAAACCTGAAGCCATTAGCGCTTACCCTTCTTCTTCGCAGCAGCCTTCTTCGCCGCAGCTTTACCCGCTTTTGTATACGGATACTTCTTACCTTTGACCATAGGCATAACAAAACTCCAAAAAAGCGGGAGAGAGGACCGGGACCTTCCCGGTCCCCTCTCCACTTTAACCTATCACATTAGGAAGCGTTAGCCCCAATGCTGGACGACGACTCAATACGAACCATCGCCTTTTCACGGAACCGGCTGTAACCAACAAGGTGGTACCACCCCATCGGCTGGAACCGACGCAGAATATCGGTCACTGGACCCTGAACAATCGACGGGTTTTCGCTGAAACCAGGCGCACGGCTAAATGCCTTAGCCAAAGCCTGCTTGCCAACAATCATCGTCGGATACACATCAACGTTACCGGTAGAACCAGCGCCATCCGATGCGTTCGTCCACGTTCCAGCAGTCGTGTCGATGCCAATACCAAGACGCGGAGTCTCAATAAAGTCAACGCCACCAAACATGCCGATGCTGCCCTGACGAACAGCCGATCCATCCTGACGAATCTGGTACTGAATAATGTCAGTAACAGCAGTGTCCGAACGGAAATCGTAGGACACGTCAGGGTGAATCATCCCGACATAATGACCGCCACCAAACGTCATAACCGAATCACGACGAAGCTGAGCAACAACCTCACGGACATCGCCCGCATCAAGATTGTCAGAAGCATCAATCGTGGTACGAGAAGTCGCATTACCAGCGTAGTGAACCTGCGCACTAACAGCGCTTCCAACCACAACATCGTGAACAATGGCATCAATCGAATCAGCCATGTTGTAACCAACAATGTTGGCAGCATCAGCGTCAACGTTCAGGAACGACACGCCACGCAGCTTGGCAGAAGTCACAACAGCGTTACCGTACTCATTAAGAGTAACGGTCACAGTACTATCGCCAAGAGCAACAGCCGAAACCTCGTCAAGCTCCGTCAATGCGCTAGTCGAACGAGCAAGATCGTCATAGAACGTAAACTGCACAGACGAACCAGGGTGCGACTGATTAGTGCTACGAACATCAGCAACCATTTCAAGCATTGGCTGCGAACGAAGCGCAAAATAAGCAAGCTGCTCAAAAGCAGTAGTGTCAGTTGATACCGCAGCGGTACCAGTAGTATTTGCAATGTACGGCATTAGAATTACTCCCGTAATCTAAACGCCTAATTAGCTATCAGACTGCTGCATTCCAAGTGTAGCCGTTAGCTTCCATCAAATTCTGAAGTTCTTCAGGCGAAGTTGTCTGACGAATCAACGTATCAAGATCAGGATTAGCAACGGGTCCAGCATCGTCAGCGGCCATCGCAATTCGCTGTTCCGCACCATAATCAATAGGCGGTGCTGGACTAGCCAGGGTATTACTCTCCCCAACCAACCCAAGCTCAACAGCTTCAGCACGAATAGCATCCACAGTCATCTCGCCTTCGTAGCCCCGAATAAAATATTGACCCTGTTTAGAACTTGGATCAACACCTGCATCACGGAACGACAAATCACGTTTCAACTGCGCCAACTCGGCAACCGCCTCGTCACCGGCTTTAGCCCGGTTTTCAAGATCACGTCGCCAATTTGGTTTCGATTCTTGGCTAACAGAGTCTGTAGCCTCAGTAGGCATTTCATCTGTCATATGTCACTCACCTTTAAATACGCGTTCGTTGCGGTGGACAACAAACGGAACCTATATTGTAGAATAGCTCACCTTTTTCAAGGGCCAATCTAAAAACCAGAATAAGAGTTTTAATTACAACTGTCAAGTATTACTGGGCAATACTAAATCCGCTAACACCAGAAGCATTAATAGCCGCCCCAGATTCAAGAACACCACGCTGTTGACGTTTCTGACGCAACAACTTCAACCGCGCAACCGCTTCAGAATCCAAACCAAACTCGGCAGCAGCCAAAGACGAAGAAGTCAACGGGCCAGTCCTAGAACCAGTCGCTCCCTCCCCAACCATTCGTTGACGCAAAGAACCCTGACCCTTCAAACGTTCAGCTACTTCACGACTCACATAACCACGCTGGAACAACTCCCTACCCGTTGTCTCTGTCAACCTCCCACCAACAGCTTTTGTAGTTGCAGCAGAAAGTTCAGCAACACCAAGCTGGGTTTTAGCTTCCAACAAAGTCACAGCACGCTCAGGATCAAGGAAATACATCGTGATATCGGCTTTGCTATCAATACCAATCCCATAACGAGTTTTCAATTCTTCAAGAATCACAGGATCAGCAG